TCCGCACCAGTACGGTTAATCAAATATAACTGTCGCAACTGGGCTTGTTCCACCCAGTACAACATAAAGTCCTTTGCTAAAGTATACGCCTGCTTCGTCGCCTGGCAACGGATAGTTGCCTGGGGAAGCCGCGATAAACGTAGCAATCAATGTGGTGCCGCTGGTGCTGGCCGTGTCGGTGTCGTAAACAGCAACAGTGGGCGCAGTGCCAGAACTGACAAAAATGCCTTTGAGTTTGCCTGCACCAACTTTTACTTGTGATGTGGCAGTGAGAGCTTTGTAATTTGCCATGATGTGTCCTTATGCCAAAAAGCGAAGTTTATAGAGGGTACGCAGATAAATCTCAATGATATTATCAATCAATTGTTGTAATGACATATCAGTTTTGTCCACTACGTCATAGCGGCACTTTTCAATGTCATCCAACTGGCCTTGCAAAAAGTCAATAATGTTAGACGTCTTGGTGGCGGAATGCAGCGTAATTGGCCCCATCAGACCGTGACGGCCTTGATAGGCTTCAGCAAAATCATCTGCCGCACCAATGATGCGCTCGTAGAAAATATTAAGCGCAACGTGCTTGGAATAGCTGCGGGTGTTGAGGTGGACGCTATGCGCCACATCACGGGCAAGGAACAGCATTCCTACAAAATCAGCGGCCTTGTACATCATTGGGGTATTCCTTGTGGTGGTGCATATTCAGCCTGTTCAGGCATCATTTCTTGCTGTTCACGGCCAGGCATTTCATTGACCATATTTTGCGACTCCATCGCCGCAGCAACCACGCCCATAGCTATATCTTGGATTTGTTGCTCGCTCATACTAGCCTGCACCGCAGAAATTCGCTTGGTTTCGGCTTCGTAAAACTTCACTTGAGCTTCAAAGTCTTTGCGCTCCATGTCTTGCGCTTCGATGGACTTGCCGACGTTCTTAAGCATTTCATGCAACTGGTCAAGCTCTTGACCCATTGCTTGCATTTGCTGTTCCGCTGCCTGCAACTCTGGCGGCTTGTCGCCGTCTTCCATGAGCTTAGGATCAATAGTCTTGGCAAACCGCTTGGCCATCTCTTGGGCACCAGGCCAGTCCATGTTTTTCACAAACAGGTCACCGGCTACAGACCACAACTGCGGGTTGCCCTGCAACAGTTGGGCCATTGCTTCCAATGCCTCTTGGCGCTTGGTTGCGTAGCCTGGGCCGGTGGCCACAACCACGTCGTACTTGCCGACGCTCGGGTTGTAGATTTTTTCAATTACCACGTCACCTTGCATGATTTTGTTAACTGCTTCAGGCTGATCGGGGTTCAACTTGACCATGTCGGTTTCCCCGTCCACACCAATGATGCGGGCCACGCGCTGGGTGTCGTACACCTTGGGGATCAAGTCCACAAGCTGGCGCACGATGTGACGCACACCGCGAGCCAAGTTGTCACCGTAGTGGTAAGTACCCACATCACCCTCGCGCTGGCGAGCCAAAATGGCTTTGCCGCTGCGCTCGTTGGATGTCATACCCAAAGATGCGTTGTATTGGCCAGTAGACGCTTTGATGTCTTCAGATGCACCAGCTTTGGCCTGCAACAGACCACTGGACGCCATTGGCGGCTGGGCACGGGCAGGCAACGGCAACACCACACCTTGGCCGTCGGTCACGTCTGGGTTGACTTCCAAATACGGCCAGTTGGTCGTGTTGGCTGTCTTCCACTGAGTCTCGTACCCTTCAAACTGGCCGCCGTAGCCAATAAACGGTGCCTTGGGTGCCAAGGCCAGCATCTCTGCTTCTTGGCTTACCCAGTAGTTGTACATGCGCTGGGCATCCTTGGCGTTACGCACAAGGCCAGACACATACAGGCGGCCATCGACCTCAAACTCATTGCCGACGATGCGAACTACGGGGATGTATTTCCCCGCCCAATCGCGTTCTTCAAGAATTTCATAACCGTTAATCTTGCAGTATTTAATTTTGACACGATCAGATTCACGAGATTTTTTAGGCTTGCCATAAATTGCTTTCAGTTGTTTGTCCTCTGGGGTGCCGTCAAATGCGGTTACGTTCCCAGGGTACAGATTAAGCGTTGCTCTGTCGTAGTCTACATAGTAGTAGTCAGCGACGCGGATAGTGTCTTCGGTGAGCCATTGGCTCAAATTTTGGTCCCCCACACCCAGCGTTTGCAAGGTGGTGATGGGCGCGGAGTCTGGATACATCCGCTGGTATTCGTCTTTGGTGACGTCTTCAGTGATGAAGCACCATTTGGCATCTGCGCCGGTCGGGTCTTGGATCGTTGGATCCATGTAGACGCTAAATGAGTTGCGAACACGGCCAATCTTGATGTCTTGGTCAAACGTGTTTTCGTCGCAATATTCGGTCAGAATGCGAATGTAACCTTCGCCGTAGGAGACTTGGTTTTCACACGCTGTGTCGTAGGCGACGTCAGCGTCGCTGATGTACTCGATGTGCCTGACCATGCCGTTGAAGATTTCTGCAACTTCAATGTCTGCGTGGTCATCGGCTGGAATAACTTTGCCACTTGGGCGGTTCTGCCTTTGGTCATTGGTTACTTGTCTGACGTGCTGGGGTAATTTATTGATCGTCAGGCACGGTCTGGCGTTGATTGTCTGACCTTGCACAGAACCACGGGTAGCCAACACGTCCGCAGGCCATTGCCAACGATTGTCGGGTGAGCCAGCGTAGAACTTCAGGTCATCAATCTCATCTTCACGGGATTCAGACAACGCGCCGATGGCCATGTCCAAACGCGAGCGAGCAGTCGCCAAGACACTAGACTCTGAACCTTTTTGCTTGCCGCCGTTGGCCACAGCACCGGCTGCGGCGATGCCTGTGTAGTCCATTATTTCTTCTTCTTTTCTGCTTCGCGCTTAGTAGCGTAAGCAATTGCGACCGCTTGCTTGACCGGTTTACCGGCAGCAACTTCTGCCTTGATGTTCTTGCGAAAGGCTTCGGGCGATTTGGATTTGACGAGCGGCATATTATTTCTTTCTGGCTTTTGTAAAAACACCAATGTCTTGTTCCATAACGTTGTGCATACGTTTCTCAGCTTCTAAAGCTGTAGGAACGTCTGCATACGTTGGAAAATCAATATTAGATTTTGCAGCAAACCGCATAGCGTCTGGCACTTCGCGTGTTTGCCCGCCCCAATATGTTGGAATGATTCTAGCGCCTTTGTCTGTACCAACAACGGTGCCGTAAAACGTAGTCAATGACTTATCCGCATTTTCTTTGTATGTGTTGTTGACAAGATGCGAACGATGATAGTTCAGAGCCGCTTGCTCTTGAGGCGTAAACCCTGAAATATCAGCAAAGTCCATGTTATTTCTTCTTGGCCGTCTTGGCCGAGTCTTTAAAGTCTTTGGCCGTTGGAGCGCCTTTTGCGCCTACAGGGCGCATTTTTTCTTTGCTGCCCGCTGCAATACGTGCCTGTTTAGCATGAATATTGGCATAAAGCCCAGGTTTAGTCGCCATGATCAACACTTCCATCTTTTAAGAGCTGCTTTAGCGCGTTCGCCGTCTTTGGCGTTGGCTGCTACAGCGCCCATTCTGGCACAAAATGAATCCTTGCGGCCTTGATCTGCCTTGGTCTTAGGGTTGGGTGCTGGCGCTTTAAGGTTGGAGCCTGTCTCTCGGTTGTACTTCTCGCGGCCTTTGGCCGTCAGGCCAGCGCCCTTGGATGTGGGTAGTTTCTCGCCTCGACCTACTGACAGTGATACCGTCTTCTTCATTTAACTCCCCATCCATGATGCGTTGACCCCACTGCCTTGCGCGTTCACGCGGCGGGTTGGCTCAACATATTGTCGATGTGCTACAGGAAATGCAAATGTAACAGCAATTGCGTCGGCGGCATCCGGTGACGCCAGCCCCCGCGACTTCATGTCCTTTTTGCTTTCCAAGAAGATCGTCCCTCTTGAGTCAGGTTTCATCATAGGCGAAATCAGATCCGTCTTCAAGAACCTGTCGTTCGGAATCGCCGCCGTCTTCAGCCAATCGCGCATGTCGCCCCACATCTGCGCGCGCATGTTGCCGTACATGATCGGGTTCTTCGCCTTATTCCCGAAGTTCACACCCTTGATCTTGTACCGCTGCTCTTTCAATCGATCCACGATCCCCGCCCCGAGGCCACCCTCGTCGATTACTGTGAGCGTTGGCTTGTACTCCTCAATCGCTTCGATCACATGCCCGACCACCGTCATGGTGTCGTCCCCTCGGTGGCGCATGATCTTCACGATGTCACGCCCCTGCCGCACCGCGATGACCGTGGCATCCGCTCCGAACCGTGCGGGGTCTACGCCGATCACGATTGGCGCGCTCTGATCTTGGTACTTGGTGCGTTTCATCGCGTCGTCCACGATGTCAGCCCCGATGAACTGATCGTCGCCCGCGTTGGGGAACTGACCGTACACCTCAACGTGCGCCTGCGCCGAGTCTGGCCCATATTCCGCGATGATCCGCTCATATACCTGCTTGTCGGTGCCTTCAACCGTGCGCGCGTCCACCACTTTTGTGTGCCAGAATTCTCTTTTACTGTTAAACGCTTCGTAGAAGTACCCAGTGTTGCGGCGCGGGTTGGAAAACGCCAGCCAGAAGCGATTTGGCGTGTTTTCTGTGAAAAAACCACCGGTAACGGCCCAAATTGAGTCGTCTATACCACTGGCCTCGTCAAAAATCACCAAAACACCGTCGAAATTGTGCACGCCAGCGTAAGCGTCGGGGTTTTCCGCTGACCACAGCCTGCCTTCGACGCCCCAGTACCTGGTGCCCTTCTTCAAATCGCGCTCAACCAACTCAGTCAGCCACTTGGCGGGCATCACTCGGGTGGCTGAGACTTCAAACCAATGGCTGTTGATGGCCATGGCCAGCCACTTGGTGATCTCGGCCCAGGTGATACTTCTGAGTTGGGATTCTGAGTTGGCCGACACGATGGTCGTCGAGCCAATCCGCGTGGACTCCATCCAGATCACCAACCAACTGACCAACGCCGACTTACCAATACCACGGCCAGACGATATTGCCTCTTGCAGCACGTCGAAGTCCAATTTATTGCTATTAGCTTTGATATGCACCGCTATGTCCAACAGCACCTCGCGCTGCCAACGGCGCGGGCCGCTGAAGTGTTCCAGCGGTGTGCCCTTGACACCCCACGGAAACGCGAACATCACAAACGCCAGCGGGTTGTCCTTGATGGCCGGACTCCAGAGCCTGGCCATCAATTCCTGTTCGTCTTCAGCGCTGTATATGGTGTTCTGCATTAGCGCC